TATCATCCATATTTTCCGCAATACCTACCCCAAAGAATGAGTAAGGGTTATGTTCGTATGGTGTTGCATAATAAGGTATAGTTGATGGCTTAAAAGGATTAAGCACAAAGCGAAGAACTTCACCATTACAAACCCAGATGTTACAGTTAAGCTCTTCTAAGTTCTTGTACTCACTAGGAATAGATACACCATTCTCTTGAAGTAGGTCTGTATCGACAAAACCCCAGAACTCTAGTACTTCCCAGCGCTCTGTAGAAGCCTCAGTGTCACTGTCTTCCATAGTTTGTTCCCAGTACTTCATATCGTAGTCTGGGCCTTTATCTACGGCAAGCTCTACAGCATCACTCATAAAGTAAGGACGGTGTTTTAAACTACGTAATTCAGTGCGAGACATCTTGTGACGCTCTACAACGTACTCTGCATCATCCATAGATGTAGCTTCTGGGTCAGGGTAAAAGTTCCACACACTAACGTGACTTGTAGATGGCACAGTCTTTACTAGTGGGTCATACTCACCCTCTTCGTTCCAATTAGGGTACTCTTTATCTACAGCAAACGGGCCTTTCATAACACCAGTGCCTAGAAGAGCCATTTCAAAAGCCATACTGCGCAGATGTTTATTAGCACCTGACTCTACAAGCTGATCGTGGATCTTCTTTTCCATCTTCTTAGCAGCAACCATAGCGGGATGAAATGTTACTGTAGTAGATGTAGTTCCCTCTCCCTCTACAACTTTCTCACTTACGGGTGCAAGCTTCTCAGTCAATGGGCCAAGACGTTTCTGTAAGTCTACAATAGTTTCACCCGGAAGTAGTTCTGTGTCTGGGCCAATAAGATAAGGCTTTGGGGCATCATCTCTAGTAACCGCTGTTAAAGCCTCTCCAGCCTGTGCTGCGTTAGGGTCTATGTTTATGTGAACTGACTCAGCTACACCATCTGGTAAAACAGAGGGGTCTATAGTTAGTGGAAACTTATTGTTACCAAACAACACATCAACAATCTGTCCGTAGGCTGCGAGAGTTTTTGTTTTAGTAACCTTTACAAATATACGAGACTTTTCTGTGTCAGTGAACTGAACATCCGTTCCATAAATACCGCGATAGTTTCTGTAAGCACGTAGCCAACGATCCTCATCACCACTACGAGAATCCTCTGCACGTTTAAATCGCTCATTTACAAAAGATACAACGCTTGATACAGACTCAAAGATGCTATCTTCTGCATCCTCTGCCGCTGTAACTTCATCTGTTTCAAACATAAGTTCGTCTTGTTCTGCCATATTCAATATCCAAAGCTAGGGTCAGAGGCTTGAAACCCTGATCGTTGAGTTGCAGGGTTGTAATCCCATATAGAACTTCTAGGTCTTGTCATTATACCATACCTTAGAGCGTCATACAAGTGATCTTCTGCATTTGTATCAACATCCTCTGGGTTTCTCTTATCAAGAGGTATTGAAGGTAGTTGGGCTACAGTGTTAGTGCAAGTAGAGAAGAAAACCATACGAGGCTCTTCTGTATACTCATCTACCTGTAACCTTCTATGCATCTCGTTCTTACCTGCTACACGAGATCCTCTAGACCTATCAGAAGGACGCCAGCGGCAACCCTTCATATTCATTTGTTCAGCCAGTGACGGGCCAGTATCACCACGCTTGTGCCATAGAGAACTATCCAGAACACCATATCTAATTGTACCATCTTCTGCCTCTGCTTCCAGTACCATATCTGCTAGATCAGTAGCTGTAACCTTAGAACAATATAGCTCTCTGTAGACAACAAGCTGTTCAGAGGGTGATACAGCAATCCAGACAACGCCTGTGTAACTTCCGTAACCGTAGTCGCAAGCTCTAAACTTAGTCCAATTTGAGGGAATTTTAAAAGGCTCAACGATGTGTATGGCTCTGTTCCACTCAGGAAAGGCTGCACCTTCGTTAACATCCCAGTTTCCTTCTAGTAATTGCTTACGTTGATGCTCTGGTAGCGACAGAAGCATTGCCTCGTAGTCACCACTCTCTGCTAAGTAAGGGTTATCAAACAGACTAGCAGGTATGAACCTACGCTTAAACAAAGACTGTCCAGCCTTGGAGTGACCCGCTGGATATTTAATCTCTTCGCCTGTCTCAATATTAGTAGCCCAGAAAGGTTTATTGTAAGGCGCTGGGTCAATAAACATCTTTTTAACCCAAGAGTGACCGCTACCACCGGGGTTAGTAGTCGCTCTCATATAAAGACCTAGTTCCATCGAACTTGCAGATCTCAAGCGACTCCTCATATAATCCCAAGCGAAAGGTGAAGGCCATTGAGTAAGTTCATCGAACCCAATCCAGTTAAACGCCTGACCCTGATACCTCGTAACGTCCATATCCTTATCCAGATATGACATCCAGAGTCTACCACCTCTAGGTGATGTCCACTGAGACTTACGTTCAGACCACTTAATGCCGGGAATAGCACGAGGGTATAACTCCTGAGATTTCTGTATAAGTTCCCTTAGTTCTTCTGTAGTATGTCGTACTAACAACCCACTAAAGTTAGGATCGTTTAAACCGTGTAGTGGGTCAGCAAGCATCGCATAGCTCTTACCACCCCCAGCACTACCACCATACAAAACTTCACGCTCAGAGGCGCTTAGAAACTCTGTCTGAGGGCCGGGGTTTGGCTTGAACACTACAGACTGTGCTGCCTCGACATCAAACTCAGGAGCCTTAGCCTCTGCAGCAACAGTTTCAAGGGGAGTAGCGACTGTCTCTGTCTTGCTATTCTTCTTCTGAGTACGCCCCGACCCTGCCTTTTTCAAGCTTCTCGATTTCCGCGAGGGTTTCTTGGAGCCTCTTGGCAAGTCTGCGTTTAATAATAGCTGCTTTTTTACGTCTTTTGTCAATCTCAACCCGCCTTTTTAAACCCATATGAGATATACACCTATCTGTATGCTTTGTCAACCAAATAGCGACTTCTCTGTAACTATATTGATTTAGGTGTCTTTTTGCTAACTCTAGGGCTTCTAATTCGTGGGGTATGGGTAGTAATAGTTTATCATTTTCGGGGTCTACATCATACCCAAAAGGTATTGTTTGAGATACTTTAGCTACAGGGTGCCATTCTTTCTCTTTACCTTTCTTAGGCTTGGGCAATTCCCAGAAACCTAAGTCTCTCTTGTAGTCAATTTGTGGCAAGGTCTACTCGTTCTTTCCTTCTTTGGGGGGTAAATAAAATATACCGCCTCCTCCTGAAGTGACATCAACCTTGTCTACCTTGCCTAGCCCAGCGCGATCAAGCAAATCCTTCGCTGCAGCCATCTTGTCACGAATACCTAACTCAGTAGGATCGTATAATGCTTGTGTCATTGCCATAGCTGCCTTTGGTGCAGTACGAGCAAACCAAGTACGTGTCTTCTCACCTATCTCATCTTTTAGAGACTCTACAATAACAGAAGTAGAACTGTTCTCCCCATAGCCAGCTAACTTCTTTGCTTGAACAACATCCCCATTAGCCTCATCAAAGAGAACCTCTAGGAACTTCTGTTGTTTTTCTGTTAAAGCTCTTGTCATCTTAAAGTCCTTAAATATACAAAACCAACAAGACTACCCGTAATAACTAGGAACAACACAAAGCCTGCTCCCCACTCTATTAACTTACGCTGCATCTCTATTCGTTTATGATCGTGTTCTTTCTTCTGCTTTCTTATATCAGCCTCAATACGTAAAAGCTCTTCCCAGTGCGAGGGGCCATACATTACACAGATGTAATCTTTTAACTCCTTACGCATAGACTCAGCTTTCTTCTTAGCTGCGAATATCTCCATTGCTTCTGCTTGAACGCCACCACCAAGGGTTTTATACCAAGGTGGTTTAGCGTTCTGTCTTTCAGCGAAATCTAAGTCACTTATAGCACCAGCCCACTGTGTTAGCTGGCTACCCATATCTTGTAAGTCTTTCCCAACTGCAATACCCTTCTTAAGAGTATTAAATGCAGTTGTTGCCAGACCGATAGCCGTTATAGGATCTATCACTGTAGCAACCCCCTCTTATAAGTCCACTACCTGTTTGTCTATCTGTATCCCCAGAGGACACACCAGCTATAACAGTTAAACTTAGTATAAGGGGTAACTCCTTACTTAACCTCACTGTTCGTTGCCGTATACACGATTATATATCTCTCCTCTTGATATACCTATATCGTGTAGTTCTTTATTAGACATATTCTTTAGAACCCAGTAGTCTGCTCTACGCTGCTGATGATTCTGAATACGTGTTAGTAAATTCTTAAACATTGCACTATCTCCTTTTATTACGTGCGGAGATAGTTATACATAATTTCTAGCGCTATAGTAGATATAAAATGTGCATACCCGTTACCCTATAGGCACAAAGGTTTCTGTTACTGTAAGTATTGTATCTATATGTCCAGATCCACTAGGAGTAACCCTAATCTCATCACCCGACTGTATCACCAAGTCTATTTCATTAAAGCTTACATAATCCCCAGCGTTAATAGACTTACCCTTAAGAAAATGAGATGTGTAAGTATCAGCCGATACATACCACTCTACCTCAATAGTATTAGTAGAACCACCACCATTAACTACGTGTATAAAGGTAATCTCAGCTACACAATTAGCAGGACAAGTGTAGACAGTCTCTGCAGTTGTACCTGTATTATGCCCATAAACAGACTTAATACGTGCTGGTTTACCTTGATTTACGAAAGACATTAGCTGGTCTTAACTTTTTTTGTACCTGCTTGAGAAGGCTTATTAGATGCACCACAGGCTAGACCACCGTGAGCATAGCCCATCTTTTTCTTAGCCATACCGCCACCCATATAGCCCATCTTCTTAGCTACTGCAGGAGCCTCTTTCTTAAGCGCTGCCATTCCAGCATTCATTTTCTTACCCATATCACCACCTTTTGCCATTCCTACTTTATGATAACCTGTACCCCCACAATGAGAGCAACCCTTGCCTTTACATTTTGGACACATCTTCTTTGCCATTACGCATTCCTCTTCTTACCTGATGCAGTCACTGACCACTTAACTTTCTTGGGGCCAGTCTTCTTAGCTGCCTCTTTCTTACTTATTCTACTAGCTACCGCTTTAGGTCTACAGGCAGGATAACCCCGCTTTTCACCAGAGGAACGACCACAAGGTTTACCAGTCTTAATATCAGTCCACTCTTCACCGAACCACTGTCCTAGTCCACCCTTAGCCATATCAAGCTACCTTATTAGATTTGCTACCAGAGTACTTACCACCCCTGCGCTTATACTCTTTAGTAAGCCAAGCACTAGCGTAAGCGCTGGGCCAGACTTTAAATTTCTTCTTAGCTGCGGCCTTAACTGAGGCATACAACTTCTTATTTGTTGGTGTAGGTGATTTACTCATATTATGCCACTACAAAATCTACTATTTGTCCATCGGGTTTACGTAACTTATTAGGATCAGGGTTGTATGCATACATCTGATTCACTATCTTAAGATCCTCTACAGGTGTGTCAGGAGTCACCTTGTTAGGCTGTTCTGGCTTAAACTCTTCATTATTTCTACTAGATCTGTCCTTATCAGCTTTCTCAAAGACTATATTATCGTGAGTCTGAAAAGGAAAACTAGGTAGAGGAAAGTGAGAAATAAGGGTCATTCTACTGTAGGCTCCTTAGTGCCAAACACTCTTTCATAAGTCATATCATTACTGTACTCTTCAGCCCACCTATTCTCAGTAAAGGTAGCAAACTCTATCAGAGCCTCTAGGTCAAGATCCATAGAGTTCATATAAGTCTTCATATCCACAACATCCTGCTGTAGCACTTCAATAGTGTGGGCCTGTTTAGATACCCACCACACAGCAGCTGCAAGTTGTACAGCCATAGCTACAACTAAGGCAACAGGAAGTTTAAGATCAGTCATAGCTACCACGCCTTACAAGACCAGTATCTTGCACTAAATTTATCTGTTGCAGTATCGCAGTTATGTCTAGCTCTAAAGCTCTTACGACGATCAGGCTGGTCTTTCTTGATACTCATCTTAGGGTCACCAAAACGAACTACCTTAACCTCACTACCCTTCTTAGCTAGTACAGCACTCTTCTTAGCTGCGGCCTTAACTGAGGCATACAACTTCTTATTTGTTGGTGTAGGTGATTTACTCATATTATGCCACTACAAA